ATATATTAATGTTTATGCTTCCCTAGCTCAGTTGGTAGAGCAACGCATTCGTAATGCGTAGGTCGAGGGTTCGAGTCCCTTGGGGAGCTTTAAAAGAAATCTAGTAAAATCAAGGTTTAGAGCGAATAGACAAAAAGAAAAAGCGTCCTGTAAAGGGCGCTTTTTTCATGTTTGATGACTATTTGATGACTATTGATTTAAGAAATAAAATATGCAGTAAGTTGGGGTAGATGTCGCATATAATTTTTTCTACCCTAATTTCTACCCCAACCAGAAGAATATAAATCAAAAAAACTATAAGCGGCAGATTTCTCCGCCGCCCTATGTATCCAATTACTATTTTCCCAATGCTATTGCCATTGCATCCATGAACCCTTTTCTATAACATACTTCCTCGGCTTTAGCCTGGAGGATATCCGGATCCATTTCCTCATTTTCCTCCATCTTCATATACTCTTTACTTTCCTCTAATGCCTCTACGCATCTTTCAGCTATGAATTGTTTGTCCATTTTATTGTTCTCCTCTTCTTAGGTATTGCAGTAAGGAGTAAAGTATTCTATAATATATTTGTTCCTACTGCTTTGATGGGTTGTTGGGATGCTTGCCATTATCTAAGTTACAGCTTAGTTAATGGCTTTTTTATTCTTTGTTAAAGTATTCTTCCACATCATCAATATCCATTTGATACGTGCTATTGATACCATAACCCATTACTACTAAATTTGTTTGGCGGTCAATAATGGCGTAACCGGCTATTCTTTCATGCGCATAGGCAGAGTCAGGTTGCATAACACCTTTTCTAATGCTATATCCAATTTCACTTGCTTTTTTTCTAAGTTTTCTGAGTCTGCTTTCCTCAGACGTATGGTCTTTCTTAGCCTTGTTCAATCCTTCAACAGCAAAAAAAGTAATAACTGCTCTTCTTATTAATTCTCCCTTAGATATTTCTTTCGCCTTGCAATAATCATCTACTTGTTTTGCAGCATCAGCATCTAGCATAACGCTAAATCTAACTTCCTTCGGGTCTTCTGTATACGGTCTTCCTGTTTTTGGCGACATATTATTCATCTCCTTTCTTCATTAATTTATTGCACAAGTAAAGTATAATTGATTACACAAGTAAAGTCAAGTATTAATTACTTAATTTTTCATATATTTCTATATGTTTCCTTTTCGCTTTAATCTGTTATAAAATCCGAACCAGCAATATATAAGAGCACCTCATTTAAAGGCGCTCTCGGTTTGGATTTATATATATCACCTCAACATTACTTTCATGGAAAATATATGGAAAATAATTATAAGAATTATAATTAATAAGACTTCCTTTGCTTTATAAAAATCATATTCTTTTATTTCCTTGATCATTTGTAACCCTAGTAATATGTATATCAAAACAAAACAGATATTAAAAAATGATTTGATTTTATCGCCTATGTAAGTAAGTAATTCGAATGGGTCCATAAAAAGTCCTTTTATTTAATTATATTGAATATCAGTATTAATCATGTACAATGTTTTATAGTATTTTCTCTTCAATTAATTTATACTTTTCCTCATGCATCTTCATTCTACTACACATAATTCCTTCTTTTCTACAATGTTTAATAATAGTAATTGCATTCGTAGATTTTATGTTACATCCTATAATAACCTTGTTAGGCTTTGGAATGTCAATGGCAACTCCTCCATGTTCTATGACTTCTAAATTATCTCCAGATAATTCTTTTACGTATCTCCATTCTTTTTCATATTTCCACTCTCTGGCTTTTGTTATAAAGATTTTGTACAATTCATCTTTTTTGTTATTTACATTATGGTAATACATATTATACTTTTTCCCATATACCACAGGAAGTAATAGCGTATTAAATTTATGAATCAAATCATTTATATTATACTCGATACAAAATCCTTTATGAAACGAGGCATAATGGCTCCACATCAATAAGGAATTGCATTTCTCACTAAAACATCCAATTATTGCTTGATTACGCACTTCCTCCGCTTTACAATTTATTTTAAAAAGATTATATTCAAGCTCATCTAAAACATCATTATGTTTTTTTAGTTCCTTGTTTTCCCTTATTACCTGTTTTATGTAATGTTTAATATCAATATCGATTTTAAACTCATATGGATCATTAAACTCACTTGGTAAAGACAACCACATTTTATTAGTTAATAGATTATTAAGACTGCAACTTGTATCTCTGCTATAATGGTATAGTTTTGTGGGTACATGATCGTAGTAGTAATTTATTTGCTGTAAATTGTTAGTTCGTCGAGGATCTCCATATAGATATATCCTTTCTACTTCCTTTTCAGTCATAGATTTTCTCCTCAAACAATAAATTTCTTTGCCATATTGACAATCATAAACATAATTATCTATCATAACATATATAAAACCACTCATAAGACAATTAAGCCTTAGAGTGGTTCAATAGAATAAAAGGTCTTATTCGATTTTACATCCTGTTACATATTATGTCAATGTTAAATTGCAGCTCCCACCTCAACAACGTCCTTCACTGACAGTTCATTCCGTACTTATTAAGGTTTTCCAATCCTTAATAAGATATAATTTATTTTGCTTTGATAGTTTGCCATATTCTGGTATAATACTAATATTACCCAATAAATGGAGGAATAGAAGTGTGGATAAAACAGAACCGTTCGAAACAGGAACAAAAGTCGAAGTAGGGTCATATGTATGCTGTCAATGCGGTGTTGAGTCAGTTACCATAGAGCAAAATAACGATAAACTCCCCATTTGCTCCGAATGTGGCCATACATATTGGTTAAAGTATTAATTTGCTTATTTAATAATTTCAAACAATTGCCTGGTCTGCCATTCGGGTACACCTGTTTCCTTGCTGATTTCTTCTCGGGTGTTAATTGATTCCGACTTTTTGGAGAAATCTCCAAAAGGTTTTAAATCTGTCCTCGTACCTTGATTTTCCTTCGCCCTCTGCAAGACATCCCCATACTTAACCTTCAGTTCTGGTGTTCCTTTGGTGACGATGGTTTCAACTCTCGCAATGGTTCCTTCGGAAGTTCCAGAGATTTCGGCTAGTTGTTTTCGGGTGGTTCCATTTTCCGCCTCTGACCAATTGGTCATAGGTCGAGGTTCGTTTCCTCCTGTTGAGGTTTTTAATCTCTCCCTTGCCTTTTCCTCCAATATAGGCTTCAATCTCAAAGCCAAAACCCTCTGTCAAACATGGATAGGTTTCTTCTTCCAAACTGGTTTTGAATAATGCATGCAATAGCATCTGAGCAATTATTAAATGTCTTGTCAGTTATCTTGAATGGAATATCATTCTTGTTAGTTTATATCAAAACTCGTCTCTCATTCGTGTTGTCTTGAATATAAGAAAAGGAACCCAGCCAAGAGTTCCTCTTCAATGTTTCATTTTTTTGGACTTCGATACAATCCATCGGCCTACTTTTTTACCACAATCCGAGCATACCCCTACAAATATAAGTCCTATTGATAAAATAAAAATAATTTTTATAAACGTTTTGACTGAATTCTCTATGAATAAAGCGTTAAATAATCCGATTATAAAAAATGTAGTATTCATAACCGTACCGAAAACGAATATTTTCAATAGGGCATACTCTTCATCTTTGTCAACTAAAAATAGGCAGGCTAATATGCAAGCAAAATAGCTTGGACAACATATTGAAATTGATAATACTATCAATTTAAAAATATCTAAACTGATTATTAAATCTTCTCTGAATATTAAAATTGATAGCATACCAGGAACGATTAATCCAAATACAACCATAATTGTTTGAGGTACCTTTTTTGTTAAATACTTCATTAGTTCATCCATGAAAACACCCCCTTCGTCCAAATACTACCACAATCTTACAAAATTTACAACAAAAAAATAAGGCACCCAGCCTAAGCCGAATGCCAAAATGAATATAGTTACAGTTAATGCTGCTTGAAAAATCTAACTATCTTATTATTGAAATAAGTCGCTGATGCCGTTCTCATTACATCACCGTTACTATTCACTACGGTAAGTTCAGAAGATATATCATCATAACTCATTCCGTTAATATATCTAAGCCTAAGGATCAATCTGATTTCGCAGTCATCAACCAAATCTATATAAGTCTCAATATCAACTCTTTTCTGGTAGAGTCTATGAAGCCTGTCTGATATGATGGTTTTTATGGAAGATATCTCGGTTGATAGTTCCTCTGCAGTCTCTTCAATAACCGCTCCAAGATATAACTTTTCCGTAAGTCCCTGTCTCCGTATCAACTGGTGGGAGTTGAGCTTTAGCAATTCTTTTCCAAGTATATCAATTTCCTTTTCAATGAAAATATATTGTTTCAAATCATTCTCCGTCATGGTCATGCCTCCATTGATATCCCTTGTATGCCTTCAGTTTACCATTGCAACACTTGCGGATAGCGCTTTCATCTATACCTAATTCCCTGGAAGCCTCCAAGGCCGAATCCCATCGTCTGATAAAGGTCCCACTTAAATCGTATTGATAAATTGACTGAGGCTTTTTCCCTGGTTTAGGTTTCTCGAATTCTACATGTATTTCAAACTTATCATCTAATATTCCATGGTCTACAGCTAAATTGATTTGTCCTTGGGTCAGAAGATTTATACCATTGACAGTAGAAGTTAATACGTATGAAATATAGCCTAATTCCCGTTCGATATTGTTAATTGCAACTCTTTCAGTTGAGGATGTCCTTGTATGTTTAAACCTGGCTACTCCAGATCGGTAAGCTCCGTTATAATCCAGTTCGAATTTATTGGATATTATGCGCTTTACTCTGTCCGTTCTCAGTTTTCCCATGGCGCGATTATAATCAGTTTGAATTGTTTTTCTGGGCTCGCCTGTCTCGGCAGAATACGCCCCTGGTGTTATATTAAGCGTATAAACTGCTCTGACAACATCATATTCATTCGGAGTGGTGCTTTGCTTCACGACTTCCCATAATCCAGATTTAAGGCTCGCTTCAATCATACCGTCAACAATATTTTCTTCCATGTTCTGGCCGTTAGTCAATACCGTATCAACAAAAGACTCTCCGCTTTCTTCATCAACCATATTATCAACGCTTACAATATCTCTAGTGTTAATCATTATTCTGATCTGGTCAACTTGCTCTATGGTTGTGTTAAGGTATGCCACGTATTCCGGGATGGTTGGTTCTCTCCCGTATTCGGTAAAGAATGCTTTTTTAATTTTGACATACCTATTTATTCTCTCATTGTCGTAACGTGATACCGCACCTTTATGATTAAATCGTTTAGCATAAGTATCATATTGTCTTATTAGATAATATTTTAAGTGGTTAGCAAATACCTCGTATTTTGTATTATCATAACTATCGACCGCATCAGAAAGCGCAAGGAATCCCTCTTGCATTAAATCCTCATCGTCCACGATCCCAAAATATCTCTTTGCAAAGTATCGGATATAACCTTTTTTCTGATTATATAGCTGTTCCATATTATCTCTGACATCAATGCCAGTCTTTATAAGTGCAACCAGTTCTTCATCAGACATAATATCACCTCGTATTCTATGTAAAGTTACTAATACTCTTCAAATTCCAATGCAAGTTCAGAATATGACCTCGCTCCTACACGAAAATTACGGAATGGAGCAGTCTTCTTTAGTGCTCTAAACTTACGTGTTTCATATGTACCGCTCAATGCATCCGGGTACCTGATATTTACCGTTGATGATTGATTAACTAGTTGTAATATCGTTGCTACTTCCTCCACTGTTGGATCGGCCCATTTATAACTTATATTTCTTTTCTGAGCCACTACTTCGACATGGAGAGTGCCATCAAGGGTATCTCTATCACTATAAGATTCGATATCTTTTAATTCCCAATTAAACGAGGTAGGCGTTCTCACGTCTACCCCATTAAAATTATGTGACATATTCTTCACCTCATTATGAAATAAGTTATAATTTATGCGTAATCCGGCCAAGAGCTCGAATAGCTATTATTGGCTACATTATCACTCTTCGCACGTGTTTTTACATTTTCATAAATAGTCCGACCATCAAGATACAAGTTGTTACGTATTACTATTTCTTGCCCTCCGGTATCAGATAATGAGAATAGTGATTGAATGATATTACTGATTTCTTCCCTGATAATAGCATTTAATTCACTTAGCGGTGCCACAATTTCCGGACTGGATGCATCGCCAACACCTTTTAAACCGTATGGAGTATTGAAGATTGTAGGCCTATCAAATATACCGCCCTTTGCATACCATTCAACACCAATTTTAGGAAGCCCATCTTCAGCCCATTTTAATGGGTTCATACTTCCACTAAAACTGAAATGAGGCATCTTTAATTTAGGAAATTCCCAATTGAAATTAAGGAAGCCCTTTATCTTATCAATTACTAAACTGATTGCGGTCTTTGCGGCTTCAAATGGATCTGACATTATAGCCTTTATCAATCCAAACACATTGGATATAGTGGTTTTTATTGCGTTTATCTTATCAGATATTCCACCTTTTATTTTTTCAAAAATCTCATTTACCTTATTTCGAAATCCTTCGCAATTATCATATGCTAGTTTAAAAGCTCCGGCGAAGGGATTGACTATTAAGAGAAGTAATCCTTGCCAATTATCCTTGACAAAATCAATGATTTTTTGGAAGAAGCCTTTTACTTTTTCGATTGCATCCCCGACAACTTCCTTGAGTTTTCCGAATATCTCACTTGCTTTTTCCTTGATCGTATCCCAGTTCTTCCACAATGATACTCCAATTGCTATTAGGGCCACAATTGCAATTATAACAAGTGCTATAGGGTTAGCTGCCATTACTGCATTAAAGGCTGTCTGTACGGCCGTTGCAACGGTTGTTACGGTAGTCCATGCCGTCATTAATGCACTGACTACTCCAATAACTTGCATTACCACAAACGCGGCGGCTACTGCACCAAGTATAGGTAGTAAGATGTTTGAATTATCGCCGATCCATTGAATCGCGATTGAAACTTTATCAAGTGCATTAGTAACGAAATCTTGTATCGCTGGCATACTGGCCACGAACCAATCCATCAGCCCGGTTAGTTGTGGCATTAATGCGGTCATGAGATTATTCTTAATTCCGTCGGCAGCCAATTTTACGTTGTCCATCGAATCTCCAAAGCCCTCCGCGGCAACAACGTTCTTCTCAGACATTACAATTCCAAGTTCATCAGCTTTGTTTTTTAGTGCTTCCATACCTGCAGAACCACTGTCTAATAACGGCTTCAGTTCGGTGTAGGACTTTCCTAGTAATTGATTACCTATGACGTTCTTTTCTGCGCTTGCCGGCATATCCGCAAGTTTCGCCATTACTGCATCAAATGTCTGCTCTGGTGACATCTTTGATAAATCAGACATTGATATTCCGAGGGCATCATATGCCGCAATTGCCTTTTCCGAACCGCCTTGTGCATCAACTATACTCGTTGACAGTTTTTTCATACCTACTTCTAATTTGCCGACATCTGCACCGCTTTGACTGGCAGCGTATCCCCATCTTTGCAGGCTCTCTACTCCAATATCAGTTCGTTGGGATAACTCTAGCCAACCAGCTGCTGTGTCACTTGTGCTATTGGCTAAGGATAATAAACCACCGACTGCAACTGCGCACCCAGCTACAACGGCGGTTCCAATAACTGCTCCTTTTTTTGCCATGTCTGACAAACCAGTCTTTGTGGTTTTTCCTTGATTGTCTACTTTTTTAAGGGATTCTATAGCGTCTTTATCGTCAATAAGGACCGTTCCAAATAAGCGGAATAATTCCATTATTTTTCATCTCCCTTCGCTTTGGATTTTTCTATCTCAAGTATTTCTTGCATGATTTCGTCCCGGCTTCTTATGTCGTATTCGATTTTCCTAGGCTTCATTTCGTCGTAGTATTCATTGAATGTTTTGAAGTTTTCCTTTGTCATGTTTGGTCTGTCTACCAGGTAAAATTTCAATACATATTCCCTTGTTTCTTCCTCCTGCGCTTTCTCAATCAGTTTTAATGATTGCTTTAACGGGAGCTTTAAGACATATTCGATATTGCCATACCTTTTTAGCAGAAGATCGGTTAATTCTGCCCGGTTGCTTCTGCTTGTGATAAAAAATCTGCAAATCCTTCATGTTTTGATAACTCAGTGAAGAAGTCTTTTATCTGCTTAACTCCAAATTTACTAACCTCTTAAAGAGGTTAGTA